GCTCTATTTCTTGTTTCTCTACAAATCCTCTCTTCTTACCTTTTGTCTTTAGATAAAAGATAGTAGACGAAACTTCGCCTTCCTCAATTTGTTTATGTAGTTTACTTTCTACAAAGTCTAAGGCTATATCTGCTATGCTTTCTACTGACTCTTTATAAGTCTCGTCTTCTCTTAGCCAACGATAGTGAGTTTCTCTAGATATTCCTACCATTCGGCAAGCCGTAGTAACTATTCCTAGAGACTTTTCTAGGGCTTCTATCATATTCTTTTTTAATATGTCATTATTTGTCATAGCGCAAAGTTAAAGATTAAACCCGCAGTTCGGGCAAGTTATCGGTTCCTTAACGTTTGTTTCGTCTTTTGGTTCCGGTACTTCTTTGTCAAAGGTAGGTAAATCTACTCCCCATTCTACGAGGGCAGAAACGGACCATTCATTCGCTAGAGTGTCCCAATCCCACTCGCCGAAGGCTAGGTTATCTTTGATAATAAACTCTTCCTTTTGTTCTTTGGTAAAGTTCATTACTTGCTTAACGGGAACGTCTAAAAGGCCCGCTTCTATGCAAGCCCTTAGACGCATATTCCCGCCGAGAACTATATTATTCTCGTCGATTACTAGGGGACGTAATTCTAGCATTTGGGGGAAGGATCTAATAGACTCTACTAGTTGCTTAAACTTATCGTCCTTTATGTAACGGGGATTAGACGGGTTAGGTCGTATTTCGTTTATATTCATAATAATTTTATTTGCCTTGGCCTTTATAGGCTTTAGTCGGTTTGTCTTTAGGTCCTTTAGTTTTTCTAGCCTTGCCGCCTTTTCTTTGGCCGAAGGTTACTTTACCGGAGTTACTTAGTTTCGCCATTTTTATATTTATTTATTATTTCGTACAGTTCGGGCCTCGTCCATTTCTTGACTCTATCGTTTACGGCTTCTCGTTCTAGGTTCTTTACTGCCTCTTCGCCTATTTTTCTTACTAATCCTATTCTATACATAGCTTGGTTGCCGTGTTTATACATATTGCAAGACGCGCATTGAATATTAACGTTTAGTTCGTTGTATCTAAGCGAAGAGAATCCTTTAACGGGGAAATAGTGTCCGGCTTGATTGGCCGAGTTAGATCCGCAAGAAATACAAGTTTCGTCTTCGTCCCTTTTACGAACATAAGCGTTAAAAACCTTTTGAGTTTGCTCTAGTACTTTTGGTAACGGCTTCAATGTCATTAACCAAATTTAGGATTTATTTTTATAAATTAACCTTTTAGCCTCGAAGAGTACGTTTACAGTTACTAAAAGTATTAAAGCTAACGGGACCGAAATAACTAAAAAATAAATCATTTGTAGAATAAAAATAACTGTCGCTTTTATCATAATTTATAATATTCTTTTAATAATTTCAATTATTACCCAACCAAACGAAAACCCAATCATAAATTCTCTAAAGTTAAATTTGTATTTCATTGGTTATAATTGATTGTTATAAAATAGCATTAAAGTATATTTCTTGCATTGATCCCTAACAAAGTCTTCGTTTTTTAATGTCTCTTCGTCTTCCTTGTTTTTTATTCTAGTACGATAGTAAGCTAGGACCTTGCTTTTTATGGCCTCGGCTTTATCTTTGTTTATGATCGTAGCGTTTAACTGTCTTTGTTTCCAAAGTATGTCGAAGGCTTTAGCATTTAGGAACCTAAAGTCCTTACTTTTTGAGTCGGCCCAAAATTCTTGATTTGACGCTAATATTTCCTCTTCCGATACTTCTCTAGGCTTTGGCTCCGGTAACTCGACTACGACGCTCCTACGGACCTTAATAGCGATTTTTTCGTAAGCGCTTAAAACTTCCCCTACAAACTTAGGAGTAAACTTAATCGCTTTGTCTACATCTAGCTTATTTAGGGCGTACATTTCAAAGGCGCAACCTAACTCTTTTAGGCAAAAACGTTTATAGTTATCTATTACAAAAGTTACCATAAACTCAAATTCTTCCGGAGTTGGTATAGTACACCCGCTAAAATGTAAGCACGTTTTTAAGTGTTCTTTTACTTCGATCCTAGAGCAACGGCCCACCGGCATAGTTTGGAGCGCGTCTATTACTTTTAATTCGTGTTTTTCTAGAGCGTTAGAGACTCTTAAGTTTGGCAAACTCACGCTCGGCGTAAGATTGTTTATAGTTGTCGGGAGTAGTTCGTTTAACGATTTCATCTAGCCAAGATTTATTATTTAAAAATGTTTCGGGATTTTTGCGGAACTGTTTGTCGGGGACTGCCTCTATGTATAAAGGTAAATAATTCATTATATCGTTACGGTCCTTATCCGATAATTTATTCCACTTATTTTTTAGTTTTTGCTTATCGCCTACCTTTTTATCGTAATCATTCCAAAAGAAGTCGAAATCTATATTTATATTTTTATCTTTATTTACATTTACATTTACATTATCCATATGGGAGGTCATATGACCTATCGTATGTTGGTTAACTCCTTTAATATTATTCCTTCTAGACTGAGTAAAGGCCATTCTTTTACTTTTTTCCTCGTCTAACCGAACGTTATACCATAAACCGGTAGGATCTTGGATAAATTTGTCCTTAATGTTTTTCCATAGTTGACCGACTGTATGACCTATCATATGTTCGGTCATATGACCTCGGTTAAACTGTAACATAAGTAATTCGATATAGGCTCCCTTCTCTTCGAAGGTCATACCCATAGTTCCCCCTAAATAATCGTTAGGGTAAAATAAAAACGCGGGATCCTTTGACATAAATTAAAAGTGGCCTATCTACTCCCCCCTAGTAGGATTAGGGGTTCGTATCAAGGCCAATAAGTTTTAAATAGAGTATCCTACACTCTAAAACAAATATAAGTAATTAAATATAAACTTCGTCCGCTTTACTTGCTCGTTTTCTAAAGAATCCTTCGTAAGTAGGGTACTCCTTCATAAATAAGCGGGAGTAAAACGGCTTGGCGTTATTGTTAACCTTAAAGTCGTCTCCGTTTGCTTTTACGGGAGTTTCCCACCTAATAATATTAAAGATAAATTCTGCGGATAAGTTCTTAAATCCTCGCTCAATAGACTTAAACGTATAACGCTTAAAGTACTCGTAAATCTGCGGATTTTGTTTATGATAATCATTAAACCATTTAAAATCCTCCGTTTCTAGTTCGTCAAATAAAGTCTTCATAACGTTATTATTTTAGAAGGGTAGATCGTCTTCGCCTTCTTGTTTATTAATTGAATTACTGTATTCCTTTTTAGCTTCGGGGTTAAACTTTAACTCCTTACCGCGACCGACGTACTCTTTTTTCTTTTTTTCTGCGCGGTCCTCTTTGGATTGGTTATTCCAAACGGAGTGAGTATTATCCTTCTCGTCCTTTTCTCTTAATAGGTCGATAGCTAAGTTTCCGTAGTGTTTTACACCGTTTTTAGTTTGGACCGGAGTCCAAGCTATTTTATCGCGTTCTACATTAATTACGATCATAAAATTATTTAGTTAAAGTTAATGAATAAGTTTGTTTATAAGACTTTAGAGGTATTACTCCGCGCTCAAATTTCTTGCCGGTTTCCTCTATTTCTTTTTGCTCGGCTTTTAATATTTGGATCTGCGCTTCTAGTTCGGCCCACCTTTCGGAGTAGGCTCCATAGTCGTAAGTCTGCGAATCTTTTAGCGAAATCTTAGCCCCTAAGTAATCGTAGGTCCCTTTAGGGCATTTACTTAGAAAGTCGATAATATACTCCTCGGACTTTACTCTTAAAGCCTTGGCAAAGTTTTCGATAGCCGCTATCTTAACGGCTACAAACTCCGGATTAATACGACCGTCCTCTAGTTCAAGTCTAATAGTTTCCGTTATTTGATCTATTTCGGTTTTCGTTGGCGCTAATTGGCCTAGGGTTATTTCGTTCATTATTTAAGGGATTTTTTCTTGTCAGCAAATAAAACAGTCATTTGTAAATCTTCGACTATTACTTTATTTAATTGATATAACGCTAATAATTCTTTTCTAGTCTCGCAATTATCGATAGCCATTTCCAAATCTTCCGCGTTATCGTGCGATTTAATGTAAGAAGGAGGAGCGATACTATCTTCTACCGGCGGCATTTCCTCCGAAGTATAAAGACCGCTTAAGTCTTGCGCAAAGGCTTTACGGAGCGCCAAGGCTTCCGCTACCTTTTGTAGCATAATACGCTTTTTACTAGCCCATAAGCCGGTTAGATTTCCGCTTCGGTCCGTTTGAGCGTACTCGCTAAAAAACGCGACACCTACGGCCGCTTCGTAGCGAACGTCTCCTTTAAACTTGTAGACTGACACCTTACAAGAAACTACCTCGCCTTCGGGACTATACTCGAAGATCGGTTCGCCTTGTCCTCCATATAAACCGGACCTTTCAGCTATTACGCGAAATCCGTCTATCGAAGTTTGGACGGTCATTTTCTTGCCGTACTGTCCGTTAGGAAGTTTTACGCTTCTATGTATGCAATAGATTTGGCGGGCCAATGGATCTAGGCCGGACCTTTTAGCGGTATAGAGGAATAACTGTAATTCCTCGTTAGTAGCTTCCGGAGCGATTTGCGATTTTATTAATTCTAGTTGCTCCTTACTAAAACTAATAGTACTTTGGACCTTTTCAATTTGATTCATAACGTTTAATTTTGTGCTAATTTATAGCAATTTAATGATAATAACTAGATAGTAACTATTAAAATATTGTTAATATCTTTTTTTAGTTCCTCGCCTTGCTTAGTATTAATTAGGTCCTTTATTAAGGAGTAATTATGGCTAGCCGTACTACGATCTATTCCTAGGATATTGGCAATATACCAAAAGGGTAAATCGGTTTTCTCCTTAATAACGTAGCAAGAAACTTGGCGGACCTTTACGACAGTAGCGCCTCTATATTTGGCCCTAACTCTTACGATCGTAACGTCGTAGTAAATACATACGTCTACGAATATTTTAACCGCCCTATCGATCGTCTCTTCGGGTATCTTGCTTTTGTACCGGCTCGCTACTACTTCTTTGAGTTTCGAGTTCCCGACGAAGTCGCTTGATTTCGTCGTCCTTTTCTTTGATTCTTTGTTTAAGTTCGTCATTTTCTAACTGTATTAAGTA